CCGTGTTGTGCGGAGCAAAGGAAGCAGAATATGCAGGGTAGAACACCTTGATCTTGTTGATGTTGTCTACTTCAAAGAACATTTCATCGCCGTGATACAGCACATACGATGCGGTTCCTGCGGACGCTCCATAAAGAGCGGCATCCGCTTCCGAAATAACGCACATGACTTCGTTCTGTGAGGCGTTTGCGCCTGTTGCGATACGCGAAGCCTTGATGCGAACACCGTTCGCACAGGTGTATCCCGATCCACTGTTGAATGCTGTCAGGTTCTGTGACGAGTTTGTAGCCGAGCCTGTGCGAGCCATGAACGATGGCTGCTGCTTTTGTGCCACAACGGTCACTGCCATAGAGTCTTCGCTGCTGTACGGTGATCCGTTCGGAACTACGGCATTCTTCAGTGCTTCAATATTCACACCAATGCTGTCTCGGACAAGTGTGTATATGGAGAACTTGTCGGAGAAATCAAACGCGCCCACGCTCTGTGCATCCGAATACAAAGCCTTCTTCACAGCAGCCATGAAGTCGGTGTTGTTCTTGATGTTCGTGGCTGTGGTGTTTACTGTTGCAATGTTGGTGTCAAGATTTTTGACATCTACGAGCAAGTATCCGCCACAGGTTCCTTGTACCGAAACAGGATCACCACTTGTGCTGCCAGCGATCCATATCGGTGTTGCTGCATAGTCTGATCCCTGTACAGGAATCGCACCTGTTGCTTGTGCGGTGATTCCGATTTCAGCAGAGAATGTTGCAGTTGCATTGACGGCAAATGTGATGCCGTCATTTACTAGGTACACATTTAGCGCACCAGCACACCATCCTGCACCCGTGATTCCGCCAATCTGAATGAGATTTCCGTTGGTGTCAAGACCCGTGATGTATGTCGGAACCGTTGACAGAGAAGCGTCATCGCTTGCTCCTTCACCGACCACGGTAATGGTGTCTGTGGTGTAGTCAATGTCTCTGATGTCCAAGTTCGAGGCAGAAACGGTCACACCATTGATGCCCACCGCGAATGTTTTTACATTCACATTGAGGGCGTTGTTTTCTGCGTATATCGGATCGGCAGTTGCACCAGTGAATCCAAACAGACCAACCGACACAGTAGAAGCCGTGCCGCCGCCGTAGACCGTGATGGTATCGGATGCAGCAGTCAGACCACGGGTGTTTACCGTTCCGAATGTGACTCCTACAGCCGTTGCACCACTTACACCAAATATTCCAATATTAGAAGATGCCGACAGAGAAACAGGCAGAGAGCCGTCAACGGTGATTCCTACGGGATATCCACCGCAAATGCCCTGTACCGCCACATAGTCGATTCCGCTAGTGATGCCTAGGGTGTATCCAACGGTTCCGCCGTAAAGGGTACGGGTATCAAGATCCGTTGCGGATACCACAAGCGTACCAACAGTGATTCCAACGGCTTCGCCGCCTGATGTTCCTACGATGGCAAGCGAGTCGGTTCCTGTGAATCCAACAATATTTACCGCAAGACCGTAGTATCCTGATGTTGACAGATAGTCGTATCGCGCCCAAGAACCGTAAACACCCACAGGAAGGGGTGTAGTCGATGTTGCGTATGCGGTTGCTCCATCAGCCCCGTGGATTATTTTGACTAGTTGAATATGAGCGGTTTCGCCACCAGTGGGGTTGACATAATCGCTGGCTATGGTATAAGTAGTACCACTGGTAACAATCTGATAGTTGTCGCTAGTTGCTCCCATTGGATTCTCCGCTGTGCTGGGTCTTGGGCTAAAGTAAACCTAAATAGGGTTACTACCTATGTATATTTCCGAAAGCAAGGCTACTATGGACATCAACAACATCCGTTTCCCCCGTGAAGTAGAAAACCATGTCAAGAAGTACGAAGTTTCGTATATTGATGCGGTCATAGCCGTGTGTGAGCGGTTTGGCATTGAGCCACAGGTTGCTGCGAAGTTCTTGAGCAAGCCCATCATTGAAAAAATCAAGGCTGAAGGGCAGGAACTAAACCTGCTTCCCAAAAAGTCAAAACTGCCTGTTTGACCATTGACTACGCACAGGCTTGTGGTATCTTACCTACATACCTGTGACTGAATTGTTCGTCACACATTCAATACACAGCGTACACCTCGTACAAGGAGACAACTATGGGTTTCAAGGACATGAAGAGTGCATCGAAGAACGCCTATCAGACTCTTGCATCCGAAATGGACAAGATGGCGAAGAAGTCGGAGTCTTACAAGGACGACCGCCTTTGGAGGGCTGAAACTGACAAGACTGGCAACGGCTACGCGGAGATTCGGTTCCTGCCTGCTCCCGATGGTGAGGATCTGCCGTGGGCGCGGGTCTGGCATCACGGTTTCCGTGGTCCAGGTGGTTGGTACATTGAGAACTCGCTCACCACGATTGGTCTAAAGGATCCAGTGAGTGAGATGAACTCCATGCTGTGGAACAGCGGTTCCGACAAGGACAAGGCTATTGCCCGTGATCGCAAGCGCAAGTTGTCGTATGTCAGCAACATTCTTGTGATCAGCGACCCCAAGCACCCCGAGAACGAGGGCAAGGTGTTCCTGTTCAAGTACGGCAAGAAGATTTTCGAGAAGATTCAGGAGGCGATGAACCCGCAGTTCCAAGACGAGAAGCCCCTGAATCCGTTTGATTTCTGGTCGGGTGCAAACTTCAAGTTGAAGATTCGTCAGGTGGATGGATACACGAACTACGACAAGAGCGAGTTCGCTGCCCCCTCTGCTCTGCTTGGTGGCGATGACGCTGCGCTTGAGAAGTTGTGGAAGACGGAATATTCCCTGAAGGAGTTCACCGATCCGAAGTCCTTCAAGTCTTATGATGAACTCAAGGCTCGTCTTGAGATGGTTCTTGGGGGCAACATCCGCGCAACGGCTGATTCGGCTGAAGCAAAGGGTGGTGCTGAAAAGGCTTCGTTTGATGACGAAGACGAGACTCCTGCTTCAGTTGCGAAGAAGGCTGCTCCGCAGCCAGTGAGGAAGCCAGTCAAGGAAACCGTCAGCACGGATGATGACGATACCGAAGACGCGCTGTCCTACTTTGAGAAGTTGGCTAGCGACGACTAAATACTAGCAGCCTTCGGTTTCGCAGCAAGGGGCGCACTTCGGTGCGCCTCTTTCTTTTTAGAATACATGGGACGCGGCTTGCATCGTCCTGATCGTGGGTTCGTTGTTTCTGATGCGAAGATCGTCATTGAAGTTGTTGATGTTGTTCGTGACATTCGACCTAACATTCGCTGTATTCACTGTTGGATTTGACGGTGGTCCGCTCATTGCCGATGCTGTTGCGTTTTGCAAAGCGTCTTGCTCGGCAGCGTACTGATTCGCCATTTTTCCTACTGTGGTGTTTGCGGTGGCAGGAGCGGATACGGTTCCTTCGGTCGATTGTCCCACCATTCCTTCATCAACGGAGATAAGTGATCCTAGTCCAGGAATTGAAGACACCATGTCGTAGATGCCTTTTCCTCCAACGGCATCAGCAAGTGCTTCTGCCAGTGTTTCTCCTACCCACGCACCGCCCATTGCTCCGATCAGAGTTCCGATACCAGGAATCGGAATAGCAGTTCCTGCTGCACCACCGATCACTGATCCAATTGCTGATCCGAGAGTTCCTACGAGTGTTCTGCCGATCTGCTCTTTTTTCTCTTCGGGATTCATTGATGGGTCATTCTTGATGCCCATGATATCCAATGCTCCGATGGCTCCGCTTATGAGCGCACCCAAGCCTGGCAGAGATACCACGCTCTTCATGATTTTTCCTGCACCAGACTTCACTGCACCTTTTATGGTGTTCATGGGGTTCAAGGAACTAGCCGCATTTTTTGTCCAGTTCCATGCACTAGACAGCCATCCGCCCGCTCCGCTTGCGGCGGAAGATGCTGCTGATCCAATCGCCCCCGCTGCACCACCGATTCCTCTGCCCACAGCACCTGCTACGCGCCCAACTCCGCGACCGATGCCGCCTGCCACGCGACCTATGCCGCGACCAACCGCTCTTGTTGCTCGTCCAGCCGCACTGAAAATGCGGCTTCCGCCTCTACGCAGTCCGCGCATGAGCCGCCTTGCAGCAAGCCGTCCTCTTCGGAACAGGCGACCTATGCGACTTCGCCTTCCAAAGAAACGATTTTTGAGAGAATCTAGGATGCTGCTAGATCCTCCTCCAGAAACCCGTGCAATCTTGTCCACGGACTTGCGAATTGCAACAACTTCTTTGTAGATTGCTTCAATGGTCTTGGTTGGGAACGCTGCTGCTTTGGTGGTTTCGAATAGGCGTTCTCGTTCAGCCAAACCACCCATACCCCCAAGCATTCCTCTTCCACCGCCTCCACCAAATCCGCCCGAGCCTCTTCTCAAGAGTTGACGCTCGTAGTCGCTCATCTCTTCCTGTGCTTCTCTGCGCTGACGGAGGAATCCGCCAAGCAGACCGCCAACCACAGGAATTCGTGAAACTAGTCTTTCAGGCAGAGTCTTTCGGAACTCTTGGACCCGTTCTCTCACAAATTCCGCAAATGATGCCTTCTTACGCAGTTGCTCTTCTACGGGTTTGATTGCAGAGTCAATTTTTTCAGTTACTGCTGCGGAGTCTGCCGATCTCTGTGCCAGTTTACGGATGACCTGTATCTTTGCGTATATCCGCTTTGCCTCTTGGCTTTCGGCAAACTCCGCATCAATAGACAGATTTTTTGCTTCGTTCAGCAGAGTAGCCGCAGACACCGCGAGTGGGCTTGCCTGACCCGCAGCCGCTGCCATGCCTATGGGCGGCGCATCAGCGGCAGAGGAAGCCACTCTGGAGGCACGGACAGCAGATAGACGCTGCTCGGGAGACAAAGGGAGAAACCGACCACCAGGACCGCGTCCTTGTCGCGCTGCCAACTGTCGCCTGATGTCGGATTCTGAATATTGATTAGCCATGAGACTCCCTTTATCTCATGATGTAGGGATCACACCCGCTTGTTTTTGTCTACCCTCTCGCGTTCTTTTTTGAGATGAGCAGTCAGCATTTGTATGTATACCTCTCGCTCCCAAGGAATTAGATTTTCTAATTCCTCCAAAGAGTACTTGTGATGCTGCATCAGCATGAAGTTTAGTTGGTAGTATGCCCCCAGGTCATTGTGACAGAGGGCTAGCGAAAAAAATCAGAAACGCTCTTCAGGTGTACATTCACTACTTGCTTGCACTCGGGACACGGATACTTGAATTCGTATACAAGTTCAGGAACACTCGCAATAAAGTCCATGATTTTTGCAAACTGATCTGGCAGCAGATTGTCGATGAAGTCTGATAGTTCTTGGGGATTGATGTCTTTTGCTTCGTGTACCTGTTCATTCAGAATCACGGATTCAATGCACCGCTTTGCCAGATCGAACGCTACTTCCACTTCGTTCTTGGAGTGGTCAACATCGTGTATGGATGGGTATCGCAGCACGATTGATAGCGTATCGCTGATCTGTATGGTTGGATCGGGCTGTGGCTTGTCTGCCTTTTTGATCGTGATTTCGTCAAGTTTGATTTTGGCAGAAACCGCTTTTCCGCACTTCGAACAGGTGATTTCTGGCTTTGCCTCTTCGCCAACTGACTTGGATCGAATCTGTAGGAATGCGTATTCCGCGTCAGCAGAACACAGTTTCTTGGTGTCCATGTTTCCGTTCGTGCATACGAGAATCACATTTCTCATTGCATCGTTGATCTGATTGTGATCCTTGGATTGCAGTGCCATGAGGAGGATCTTTTCCTCCTTCACCAAGAACGGTCTGAATTTTGATACGATACCAGACACGGGCAGAGTCATGGTGTATTGCGGCAATGCGGCAGAAGTCAAATTCAATGTAGACATAGCGATCCTTTTCAAGAGGTTGTACAGTATTTATCTCAATAGCGAGAACTCTGGTGCGGGGTCTGGTAGAGTATTTGAGATGAGAGGCGGGGGCTGATTCGTTGGAGCAGTCGGAACCTCTCTCGTCAGGAGTGGTGGTGGCACAACCGATCCAGCATACACTGGGTAGTACTTGCGGAAACACAGTGTGGTTTCCATTTTCACAAAGTCGTTTTCGCGGTCGTATCCCATCTGAATGTCACCAATGGATTTGGGGTATACTTCTTCCACGATGAACCGTGCAGCAGGGATATCTGATTTGTCGATCACCGTGATGGTCATGTTCGTGACATAATCGTCATAGAAAGCGAATTTGAAGTTTACTGGATTCACGATAGAGTTCAGCCACGCTTCAAAGAAGTTTCGCTCGCGCATATCGGCAGACAGTATGATGGACAGATTCATCTCTCCACTGTAGATCGGCTCATACGGCATATTTCGCGCTGGACCGTAGAAGCGATACGGTGTGGTTGATAGCGATCTTCCAGGAATGATGGCGGAATCACAACGCAGAAGCATTGACCGTAGTGACAGAATATCTCTGCTCGGGTGTCTTTTTGGAAAGGCAATGTCTATTTCGTATCTGTTGCTGTACGCCAGACCCGAGTTTATTATGTTCGTTCTGATTTCGTTGATGTTGGATGGTAGATTAGCCATTATCTTCCCCTTCTAATGACTTTGTGATACGAGTCTCGGTATACCGTTACTGGTCTTGCCCCCACGAACCTGCTTGTCTCGGCTTCCACCAACTGTTCCCACATTTCATACGGAAGGATTGCGGGTCTACGCTTCATGCCTTTCCACAAATATCTTCTGTAGCAAGCCCTGAAGAACTTCATGGAGCGGTGAGAGTTTAGTTTGTTGTAGTCTACGGACAGTCTGTTTCTCCATTCTGCTCCTGCTTTCAGCACAGGCAATCTCTTCATGACCTGTTGGAACAGGAACATTCTGTAGTCTGGATGAAGGTAATGCAGATTGATTCCTTCGAATCCTTCTTTCGTGACATCACAAATAAGTACCATCGGGTACGAATCATAGTATGTATTGCGAGAAATAAAAGATTCGCTGATTGGTTTGTACTTGAAGAAAACTAGTTGACCGTTGAACACGCGGGACGGGATGGACAGTTTTCCTTCGGTCTGAAACAGTTTCAGCAGCCGAATGTATGTCTGATCGGTCGCACCTAGTGCTGTGGTGGTTTCCTCAATCAACTGCTGCAATTCTTGCGATGGATCGTTCATCCCGACTTCCTTCCAAACAGATCGTCTTCGGTCAGGATCTTGAACTCCCATCCCCGAGCATCAGACACCTTTTTTGCTGCTTCCCACTTTGCCTTGTTGGTGATCCATGTTTTCACTTCTGAAATATAGGTTCGGGTTACCCGCTTCTTTTTCTCTGGTTCGCGGCACTGCTTCTTCGGCTTGATCTCTACAAGCCAAGTCTTCATGCCTTCAGGAGTCTTGATCTCCACCAAGAAGTCCACAAAGTATCTGTGTGCCTTTTTGTCTATCGGGCTGTAGTACGGAATCACCACTTCTTCCGATGCCCATCGCACAACATTAGGGCTTTGGTCGCAGTACTTCATGAACTTGCGCTCCCACATACTTCGGTAGATGATCTGTGTGGGATTCCCTATGTACTTGGAGGGGTTTTCGGGTCGAAAATGTCCTTTGTATGCCATACATAAATATGTAGCCATTCTTCAAAAGGAATACCGCCGAATGTCCTCCATACCAAACTAT